GTTGAAACTCCAGTGATGATTGCTTTGAGATATCCGTTAAAGTTTGATGTTGAACCAGTTCCAGCAATTACTGCGTTTGTGAGAGCAACAGTTACGCCGTTTCCAACTACAGCACCCAATGAACCTGGGTTAGTAGTTGAGATTGAAACGGTTTGGTCTGCAAGATCGTCAATTACACAGACCTTAAGACCATTTGCCCATGAACCAGGATTCTTAGCTGCATAAGTGTAATTACCAGCATTGATGTGATTTGCTTGGTAATCGTCGTAGTTGTCAATCTTTAATGAACTTGTAGAAGCGATTCCAACACCAGCATTTGCGTTGTTTAGGGTTGATCCACTTGTTCTTACAACCTTAAGCACACCGCCATATGAGAGATAGGATGAAGCAGTCATCCAATACTCATACTGTGCATCAGCTGCTGAAGGCTTGCCAAATACGTTGACTAAATCTTGTTCTGTAGCAATATCAACAGGATAATCTACAGGTCCAATTGGGAAAGGTCCAGCAATTGCACCAATATTATCTAAAACATTATCAGCTCTCCCTACAGTTAAATCAACCTCTCTGACGAGTACGCCTGGAGATAATTGAGGAGTCGCCATGTTTTTCTCCGTAAAGTCTCAGTTTATCTGAAAATATTTATTGTTTTCGGTATTTACAGTGGGGAAATGCTGCGTGAACAAGTTACCAGTCAGGATATTCCCATTTATCACAAACTGTTGTTTGTATTTTGCTTACGATTACTCTTTTTATGGTGCATTCTTTGCACTCATATGAATATGATGATGCCACCGCACCTCTTTCTTTATGTGTTCGGTAAAAGCTATCTATTAAGTTTTTTACTTCGCCACAAACCCTACACTTTCTATCATTAAGCAGTAAATGTCCCAATCTTACTTGCTTGTCTAATTCCATCACATATATTCCCACATATATGAGCGATCTCCATACTCATCAGTAAACCATCTTTCCCCATCAGCATCAACAAAACTCTGCTCATCTAATCCATCAGAAATAAAACCAAATGGAGACATGTCCTGTTCTATTTGATTTTTTTGTTCCTCATACAAACGCTTCCTAACGTCCTGATCTGTTAGTTCTTTAAAATAATCTTGTGCAACCAACCAAGCATAAATGACCAAGCACATAGCAAGGTCATCATTACAACCATCTTCTGCTTCAAATGAATTGTTTTTCTGAATGAAAGTCGTAAGTTCACTCATAATCTCATAATCATTGAAGATGAGTTTATCTTCTTCAATCATAGTTTTGAGATTGAGACATCCAACCTTTTTAACAGTCTTTGACATCTTGACTCCAAGTTGAGTCTTCTTTCCAGAGAATCCCTGCCCAACAATCTGTCCAGCTCTTCCCCTCATTGAACACATAAGAAGATTCTGGTACTCAAGATCATATTGAATGATGCTCGCAACCTGATCGCCAACATCATTTACTTCACATAAAATATATGCACTATTATAACTTTTAGCAACATCAACTATAACACTTGGAAATAGCATCGGTTTAATTTCATTATTTCTGTATTTTGCTACAACCCTATGTGGAAACTGGGTAATATCCACAACAGTAAATGCTGAATAATCAATTCCAACCCCTCTGGCAACGTCTACAGTGAGTAGATAATCGTGCTGAGATTCTGGATCAAAATACACATCTAAACCCGCACTACTGGTCTTAGGGCGGTCAAATACGAGGTTCCTAAGTTTGCTTGGTGCAATAAGAGTATCAACGGATCCAAGAAACTCACACTCAAACTCAACTTTAAATTGAGATTCTGAAGTGTTTGCTATTGTTTGTGCTTTCCATTTTTCATCCCTTCCAGGAACCTCACTCCAATGAACATCTGTAAACACATATTCGTTTTTGCCACGCTCAGCGTCGTGCCACATTCGGTAGAAGTGATTCATACCGTGTGGAGTAGAAACAATAATTACTTTGGTATTTTTACCCGAAGTAATGGTAGGATAAACCGATGCAAAGAATGAATCTGCAATGTGATTTGGAACGAACGCAAATTCGTCCAAAAATAGAATGTTAAATGACATACCACGAACAGCAGATGCTGACGTAGAAGCGGCAAGGATTTTGGATCCGTTTTCTAATTCAAGAGAACCTTTGTTCCATGAAATAATACCCTGCTGCATCCATTTTGGAAGATTCTCGTACGCAGTTTGTAGTCTATCTAATAGTTCTCTCGCAGTTGCTGCCTTGTTTGCAAGAATACCGATATTTACGTTATCGTTAAAAACTGCATAGTGTAAAAGAAAAGATACCACAGTTGTAGACTTACCCGTTTGACGGGGCATTTTGCAAATATTAAATCTATGCCTATGGAAATTATTTACAAGTTTTTCTTGAAATGGATACATCTCAAATGACATCAATCCATGATCAAGAGTAACAATTTTTACATAATTTTTTGCAAAATAAACTGGATCATCCTTACACTTGACAAACTCAAGAATTTGATCTTGAGTAAACTCAATAGGAGTATTTGCTTTTTTTAAATTGGGATTGCCAAGATATATGTTGTCAGCCATAATAAAATTCCTCTATATCAACAATTCCAGGCTCTAAGTGATTTATTGATTCTGCTGTTTGGATCGTTTGCGGTTTTTGCCGAAGTAAGTTTTTTCTTCATTCCAGACATCCTTGCACAGAATGATGCTCTGCGAGGATTACCAACCTTCTTGGAAGGTGATTTGAGGTCACTTCCAGGATTTTCACGCTCATATGATTTGCGTCCTTTTTCGTTGAGTCCACCCTTCTTATTCTTACCTTCAGAACGTTGCCATGCCGCAACTTCTTCAATATTCTCCTCACCAATTGTTTTATTATTGAGTAGATAGTTTTTTGATCTCTGGGCAGAGCTGTCAACAACTATTAGGGGTTGTCCTGGATTTAGATCTGATACTCTATGTTGAAGAATTTTTGATCCTGGGTAAATTTTTTGAATTTCAAATTCAATATCTTGTCTACTTGGAATGGAAACTTGCGGGAAGAACATTCTTGATGAATATGTCTTACCTTTCCATGACAATATCACAGATATGATATTTCCCGTTGGAGTTTGAATTCTTGTTGCTTCTTCAATTTGAGATTTGAATCCTTTAATTGGTTCTGGTGTGATCAAATCAATTACCTCGGCAAACGTATTACCATTTGCGTCTTCAATGGTTACATTTTCAGGAACACAATTTGGAACCTCGCGACCACCTTTCATTTTGGTTGGAGGACTTCCGACCTTTTTACCAGTCCAGCACTTAGATGCTCCAACGTTTTTGCGAGCTTGCTTTAAACCCTCTTCAATTTCAGTTTCTTCTACGTTGAGAGTTTCTGGATATCCCTTTTCACCTGGACGAGCAGGACGTTCTCCTCTCTTTCTCTTTGCATGAATATTATCCCATAAACCTCTTTTTTTACCTTCATTAAGTTCATCAATAATTTTATTTACTAATTTTTGCTCATCCATCTCTCTACTACCAACATAGTCTGCGGCAGTATCAATATAATCCGCTGCTTTTGTAATTTTTGACTGAATCCATGCCTCTAAATTTCCTTCTCCCTTTCCAACTTTCATTTGCAATCTCTTAATTGCATCTGTCATAGTTGCAAGTTCTGAACGAGCCATTGAATATTCTTCATCCTTAACTGACACCTTATCCCATGCCTTCTCACCGTAAGAACATTCGGATCTTGATTCTCTCTTATCACATAGGGGGCAATATCTCTTTTCTTCCATGGATTCTCCTCTTAGTTGTCTATAGTGTTGCTTTCTTTCTGCGTGTGGAGCACTCTTTAACCAGGGATCATCATATTGTCCTTTATCAACCTGAGATTTTCTTTTAGTATCTACAGATTTCTGCTTCTTCTCTGCACTAATTTGTGATTGTGATTTTCCATCATATGATACATTTGATGGTTTATTTTTTGTAGAAACATAAACTTTTCCACCAGAACCAGTGGTTCCAACCTGTTTTCTTCCTCTTAATTTATCCAAAAGACCTTCATTTACATCTTTAAATTTATTGTGCTCTTTCTTTGCAGATGCTTCCATTTTTTTGAGTCTTGTATAGTAATCGGGAATTTCATCTAAATGCTGGAGAGCAATGTCCATAGCAAGTTCATGGTCTTTTGTATGCTCATGCTCAATTGGTTCTCCCATATCAAGTTGCTTTTGAATGAAAGAAACATCAAGACGATGCTTCTTTGCAATTTGTTCAACTGTTTTATGGGACTTCAATTTAGACATTTTTATTTTTATTTTTATTTATCTTCGGGGTTAAGTTGATTCTTCAAAAGTTTTGATAATTCTGCTGTTGATCCAACAAAAAGAGCATTTGTGACATTTGTTGGACCTTTGGACACTCTTTCTTCCTCAACATCCTTTAATTTCTTTTGTAGTTCCATTAACTTATCGGTTGCATCTGCAACGTTTTTTATTAGTTGTCCAGCAACTTCATATGCTCTTGGCATCTCACTTTCTTGAGCAAGCTCAAGAATTCCATTGATTGCCTCCTGACCCTTTTCTATGATTGAGTATAAATTGCCTCTGGTATACTCATAATCCTTCCTAATATCTTCAGCAGAAGAAGATATTTTTTCAACCTTTTCTATAACTGTTTCTTGTATTTCTGGAACTATCTCGCCAGAAACATTAAAGGCATTGTTGAGGTCATCGAATTTTTTTGTCATCTTCATGATGTCGTACCACTAAATCCAAAATCATCTCCATCTTCAATCAATGCATCATCGGCAGTAGTAATTGATTTTATTGCCGCACCAGCAAGGTGTGAAGAAATCTTAGTTCCATCAGAACCTCTTCTTACTGTCAAGACATTTCCGTTCTTGGCAGTAACATAAACTTCCTCACCATCAATATCAAGGTATGTATTTTTCAATATTGATGTTGAATTATTTACTGTTATGAGGGTCTCTTCAGTTGTAATATCTTTGGTAAGATTAGTTACAATGACACCAGTATAATTTTTAATAGCTCTTGGTTCTGTAGCATAAACAACTTCCCTTGTTTGATTATCTTTGGAGTCTCCAGTAAGGTAGCTGATAGATGTTTTCTTAATAATATCTTTCGCAGCAGATGTCGTAGTTGGACCGAAGAGATATGTCTTTGCAGTAAATCTTAAAGTATAAATTAAAACTCTTCTTGTGGAAAAATTTCCCTCATAATCATCTTGCATAGTGACATTTTCCAACACCACTGGAATGTCTCTCTTCTCATTAATGGCGTTGACTAATTCTACAGTTAAATTATATGATGGTTGAAAATATGGCAGAATTTGCTCAACAATTTGAAGAGCATCATCGTTCAATTTTGCCATTATACTTAGTTCAAATGCCATATTGTAGGGAACTGGCATGTATACTTTTTTGGTTTCACCATCCGCATCAGAATATGCAGTAAATGTTTGAGTTTGAGTTACCTTTCTGGTTGCATCATAAGTCAATCCAGTAAACTCAAATGACATTCTTGGTAATGTAATTTGAACTGGTTTATTTAAATCTGGAGATTGCTCCAACCTAGCTAAGAACTTCTGAGTAGGACCATATGCCAAAGGAACTTTAAACTCACTAACAACATTGTTGGAAGAATCCGTATGCTTAATTGTTATATTGTTAAATAGAGATCCAAAAGCAACAACAGTTCTCCTTAAAATTTCGTTATAAAAATACTCAAACATTTTTTTTTAACCTTTGTTATGATTTGATCATAATAACTTATATTTATGGCATTCCAAATGGATTTCTTTCTGAGAAATCTATAATTAGGTCTGCTTCATCCTCAATTGATTCATTTGATGCATATCCATCATCAACTGGATTTATATCAACCACTCTCAGTGGATGACTTGCTCCAGATGTTTCTCCGATTAGATTTTCGCCTACAATAAATTGTCCAGTTACATTTGAAACTTCTAATATGTTTGTGACACTATTCCATGCTCTTACTTTTGCTCTTGTGCTTGAAGCAGATCCTACAATAACTTCATTAAATTCATAGTCTCCAGATCCACCTGAACTTGGGGGAGAAATCAATATAGTAGGTGCAACAGTATATCCAACCCCACAGTCAATCATTCTGATTTGAGTTATTGATCCAGCGGCACTTACAACCGCTGTTGCTGCAGCTGAAATATTTACTGTAGAGACTCCAACAAAAGTAATTGTAGGTGGGCTAACATATCCAGATCCACCATTACCAATTACTGGAAGTGATAGGACACCATCTCCGATTGTACACGTTGCAGCAGCACCAACACCATCACCATAGAAAGCAACTTTTGGTGCTACTGTGTATCCATATCCAGCATTAATTACTTCTACAGACTGAACTGACTTTTTAGCAGGATCAACGTTTTCATTACATACGACAATTCCACTAATCATCGTTGCAGAACCAACGCCAGTAACTCCACCAGATGGTGCTGACGATATTGCAACTCTTGGTGCATTTGAATATCCACCACCCCTATTATTGATAGTGAAGAATCTAATTCCACCATTCACAATACTGATAGATGCAGTTGCAGTTACAGCAGCACCAACAACTGTTAGTTGGTAAACCTGACCAATAGGAACTCCAGTGAGACTATCTCCAGACTCTGATCCATATCCACCAGATGCTGATCCCTCAAGAACATCATCAATTTCTGAAATTCCAGTATCAATATCCTCATCTTCATATCTGAAGAGTTCACACTTTAAGGTATAAGTATAAGTCTTATTTAACTGATAAAATGGTTGCTCGTGCTCTACAAACTTAATTTCAAATAATCTATCACCAAGAGGAAAATAAATTAAATCGCCTTCTTTTGGTCTATGGCGAAGTTTTACATTTTTCTCTTTCTTCAAAAGGGGTGTAATATAAGTTTCAAATCTTTCCCTTGAAATTGTCAAGGTTACTTCATTTAATGCTTGAATTCCAAACTTGGATAGAATAGTAGTATTATCTCCATATCCATCATAATTTTCTAAGTATGCTTCTATTGGATAAGCATCCTCAAATGCAGAATCTATAACTTCCTTTATAACTGTTTTTTCTACTAAAAATTTTCTGGGTAGATAGTGAACTTCTACACCATACATTCTAATTTGTTCATTAATCAAATCTTGAATAAGATTTTGTTCGCCTTTAGAACCCTGAAGAAAGAAAGGATTGAGTGCCATTTTTATCCTATCATGTCTAATGGTGGAAGTTCATAATTATTAGACATTTTTTCCATCAGGATATCAATTTCCCTTTGGGCATCATCATATATTTGTCTACCATTAAGTTCTACACCACCAGGTAGTTTTACTCCCTGGAACTTAATTAAATTCTGTCCCCATTGACGCTTAATGAGAGATGTTAGATATGGTTTGAGGAATGAGTCGTTCCACACTCTTCCGTAGTCATTTGGATTTAGAACTGCAAAACAATCAATAATTACATAATCTCCAGCATTTACTGAAGACCAGTCAATATCTAGATATAATCTATCCTGCCTTTTATTGAAACGAATTTGCTTTTGAGTCGTTAAAAGAAAATTCAGATCCTCAAGATATGTCTTAACCATTGCATAACTTAGGAGTTCAGTCGTTCCCCAGTAGTAAATATCATTCAAGAATAACTGATACTTGACACTAAACATATTATGTGTAATAGTGTTTGATCCATCATAGTGAAATATTTTAGTTACGCCAATCACTCCAGGTGGAATTTGTAGGTAATTACTAGTTTCATAATATGTAAATGTAGTTGCAGTTCCAACAATATTTGCTGTTGCACTTGTACTTGCCAGTCCTACTGGATTTTCAATAGTGCCCCTTCCCCTGTCAATATCATTCTGGGTTAGTTTGTATTTGAAGAAAGTTTGATATACTCCGTCAAAATGTCTTTCTTGGAAGAATTGCACGGCATCATCTACTAAGTCATCAATCTGCTCATCAGCTACGTTGATTTCTAAAACTGGAGCTCCCAGTTTTCGTTTGCAGTAATCAATTAATTCTTGCCTTGTAGATGGTTGAGCCATTATACCTTACCATTTAAAATATTTATTGATTTGGTGCCGAAAGATTAATAACTACCTCTTGTTGTTTGAGATATAATTTAAAGGAGCACTTCGCAAGATTTTTCAATTGATCAATATCGTCAATCTTATCAATTTCGGAGCACAGTTTAAAATATTCAAAAGATTTTGTCAGATTTTCTAATTCTATGCTATTTGGATCCATTTACTAAACTCCTAAGTAAGTTTTTGATCTCATCCAGATCACTCTTCATGTTAGCAACATCAGACTCAAGATTCTGTATCTTTTTATTCTCTTCATCCTTAGTATCACGTCTTGAAATATATTCCTGATGTTCAAATGAATCCATGTTAACGATAGTATTTGTTCTTGGATCCCTTACAAGGTTGCTATGTCCTTCAACTTTAATGTAATTCATATCATGCAAGCGCAATAACTCTAAGATCTCTAAATCTTGGAACATAAGCTTGATTTGATGATGTTCCGATAATCTTAATTCTAAAGTTTCTAAATGATGGTAGGTTATCCACAGTAAATGTATAATCTTTATACTCAATATCTTTGGATAGGAATCCTAAAGATTGTGTTGGTGAAACGAAAGTATCGGAAGATCCATTATTATCCTTAGCATTAATTACCCTTCCTCTATAGTCAAGATTTGCATATCCTGGGAATGGGACATATATTGGAGTAAAGTTTTGCTTATCTCCAATTGCATATAGAACGCGAATGTCAGAATAGTTATTCACATGTGCGGATAGAATAACCTTAATAGATGTTGAAGAATTTTCCAGAGAAATTTCTTTTGATAGATATTGGAATGAGGTTGGATCTTCCGAAATAGTGTTCACTCTTCTATCGGTAGCAATATCAGAGATGACATTGTTGACCCTGTTTGAAGTATAAATTGCACTAACTCTCTGAGTATCAATAACAGGACTGAGCATTGTATCAGTCGTATCAAGTAAGAGTCTCATGTTGAAAGATTTATTTCCAACAAAATTATTAAGTTTATCTTGCTCATTTACATATGAGCAGATTAGTCTTGTGCTATCCAAGTAATTTGATTGATTCAGTGAGATTGCCTGATACCCATTGTCAATAAATGGTATCTCATTACCATTAATACTCTTTCCAGTAATTGTTCTAATCTCTCCACTTACGGATGTGCCCTTAACAGTTAGATTTTGAACAAGAGGGGTGATAATTTCAAAGGGAATGTTCTGAGAAGCATAAACTTGAGATCCACCAGTAGATTTTGTTTGATCAACATATAGCGTTGGGAATCCTGTAGATGATGACCTATCAATACCATTTGAGGACATGTCAAGTTTAATATTATAAGAATCAAATAATAATGGATCTGAGACAGTTACATCTTGTAAATTGTGGGTAATGTTTATTCTTCTAAGAGAAATTGATCCCAATTCATACTTATAAACAGGTGTTCCTGCAGGATGGTCTTCATTTACTCCATTAATGCCTCTGACGATTGTTCCGCCAATGATGGAACCAGATACTGACGTATAAGAAATAACTTCATCACCAACAAGTGCGTATCCTGGATTTGTTGATCCAACTCCAACTTTTTCAAAAGTGCTGAATCCTGCAATGTCGTCAACTGTTATGCCAGAAGTGGAATCATACGAAATTGGAAGAACAAGTTTGGTGGGTCTTGTATCTGGTTTTACGCCAGAGATATTAACAAGATTTAGGTCAGAATACATTCCATGATTTCTGTGATTCACTTTAATATGTGTGCCATCTGTGACGACAGCAATTGAATTGGCAAGAACATTGCCAGAAAAACCATTGATTCCCGTTGAAATGCCAGAAATATTCGTATATTGTAGTGTCTTACCTACACCAACTTCAAAGTCACCTTGGACATTATCCAAGATAATCTGATTTGTTCCCGCAATAGAAACAAGAGAGAATCTTGCATTAGCGCCAACATTCAAGTTTCCTATTGAGGTAATACCAAGAACATCGCCAGCAATATACCCACTACCACCACCAGAGATAGTTGCGGCAACAGCAACTCCATTGCTAATTGTTATATTAGCAGTTGCTCCGCTACCGTTTCCAGTAATTGAAGTTAAGTTTACGTTATTGAACTGAAGAACTCCACTTGCGGGAGTGTATCCAATTCCAGCATTAATGATATTTAAAGTTGCAGTGGCACTTCCAGCACTTCCAACATAATTTCCAGTTCCATTTGTTCCAAGTTGTGAAATTGTGTTACCAATCTTCAGTTGAGAATCGGTCACTCCAATGGAAGTAGATACTCTAATCTTTCTGGAACTTAAGTTGAGTGGATTTGAAAGTAGATTTGCAATCTGACTATTTCCTTCAGTTAATTGTGGGTTATAGAACTCTACAGTTCCAGAAGTTGCAAATTCTGCTCTATATAATGTAAATTTGAGATCTTCCCATTGACTTGCTTCCCAAGTTGAAGCATTCTGAGATTTGAATAGTGATCCAAGATATGGTTGGTTTGAAATATAAGTCTGAGTCAGAAGATCATTTTCACCAATTCTTGATACATATACACTATATTTTGTGGAATTAGATGCTAAACAAATTGCATATTCCTTACCGCCTTCAAGATAAACTGGTGCAGAAAAATTAAATGATGTAGATACTGATCCGTCTGCAGATGTTGTAACCTGTTCTGGATCTAATGTTATTTCAGAGAATGGTAGAATTTTTTGAGTTGGGAAACCATTTTCCATAGTTCTCAACTGGAAAGTGACAGGAATATCCATATCATCTTTTGTTCTGAAGAAAACATCACATCTTGTCAGGAAAATGCCAGTTGAGTTGTCAACTAAGAATGATTGTGCAAGAGGGTCATACCATCCAACAACAACATCTCTTCTTGACTGTGAAAGAACAGTACTTCCTACAACTTGAGTTCCAGTTGTTCTTGAAACAGCTCTATCTTCAAATTCTTGTTTGTTTTGAATTCTTGCATTTCTTACAGAAATGATATTTTCTTGAACTGTTTCTAAAGTTCCAGAAGATGTAAATCCTTCTTCAGCAATAGTTGTTGCATTATTTTGATCATTTTGATCATTATTGACAAATGTTAGAGTCTTTGTTCCAACTTCAAATTTGGGATGGGCGTTGTTGTTTGGATTTGGAATGAACAGATTTCCATAAAGATTTGCACCAATATCAGAAACAAGTCTTACATTTGTAATAACTGCTTGAGCACCACTTGTTCTTCCGACAAGTTTCATTCCAGACTCTACCCATCCACTAAAGCTTCCCTGTGGTTGATTTGCCAAAGAGAATGTATCTATGTTAAGAATATTGGATGTTGATGAATAAGTCCCCTGTAAAGTTTGTCCAGTGTATGGATTTTGTGGGAATGTCAAAGACGCTGCATTATATGGACCCTCTCTATGATTTGATTGTGCAACTCTAAATGTAATGCCAGGAATATCTGCTCTAATATTATCACCCAAACCAATATTGGAAACTGTTCCCACAACAGTTTCTCCAACTTCAAATACACCAGAAACCATACTGATTTCTAATAGTTTTGGAACACAATACTTGCTGACATTAACACCATCAAAGAATGCATATAATCTTGTTAATGGTTTTACTTTTTTTGTAATAAATTGAATATTCCTTGATCTCATGTATGGAACAATTGATCTGTTAACGACCCTATCACCAACAGATGTTTGATCAAATTGTTCTGTAATAATCGTTCTATTACCTGTTCTAGTTTGTACTCCAGTATCTCTGATTTCTAATAAATCATCCCTAAAAACAGTCGTTGTCTGAGTGTCCACCTGGGCGATCCATCCACCACCACCTCTCCATTCTCCACCACTAACGACAGTTCTTTCTCTTGTCCCTCTAACAATCTCTTGACCAGTCCAGTTTGTTTGCCAAGCATTCCAAACAACAGGGGCAAATCCAGTTTGTGGATCTACATTAAGAGTCTTGACTGCATTTGATAGAGTCTCTGCATAATTACCCTCTGTTTGGATAATTTTTGCTTCAAGTCTGACAGTATCTACCCAAGTATCTGTAGATGGAGTTAACTCAAGAGTTCCCTGCCAGAAACTAATTAAGAATGGAGTTACACTTTCTGCTCTGGTAGCAAAAGATTGCTTCAACCACTCAACTTCTGAGTAGTCTAATGTAATAACATCGCCAGTTTTTCTTACATTAATTCCTTCAATATCTTCAAATGCCAAATCAGCTGTTGGATCAACTCCTTCAACTGGTCCAGTGATTAAGTCAATGGAAGTTGTATAGTGTTGTGGTCTTAGCTCCTTATTTTCAATATCAATACTATTTTTATACTCTACAGATTCTTCCTGTGCAAGAAGTGAAGTAAAATTATCAACAAAGAATCCAGACTTAAATCTATTGAGACCTTCTCCATCAGGAATGAATAGGTTTGATGTATTTGTCTCAAGGAGGGACAATGTTGTATAGTATTCAAGACTCTTGATTCTATCCTCAAGATTCTTGATATCTGCCATTCTATATCTCTTATGGTTCAGGAACTGAATAGAAGCCTGAGAAACATTGTAGAGATATGGTGGAAGAGTAATAGTCGCAATCTCAAGTGAATCATCAACCGATACTGGTTTTTCTGGTCTATCAGAAGGAGTTCCATATTTTACTTGGAAAGATCCATCTTTTGAGAGATAGATTCTATCTATTCTTCCAAGATAATACGAGAATGTTGTAATAATTGACTCATCGGATGCGAGTATATTTGCAGCAGAATTTCCAGAAGAGTTGAATGTTCTTCCATAAAATTCTAAAGGAGATCTTGATCCCTCAGATACTGTGTAATCTGATGTTTTGGGGCGGATATCTAAGATATCCGAATTTCTCACTCCATTTACTGTCTGAATATCTCTTCCGTATGAGAACTGAGAATATGAATTTACTGTTGTAATGTCACCATCATCAGTTGACTCATAGAACCCATTTGAGAAGTATACTTTAATTTTTCTTACTGGTTCTTGAGAAGATACTTTTCTCTTGATGACCCCGTAATCGTAGAAAGTTGATTCTTGTCCATTAGTAAAGCTAAAGTTTAATGAAACATCATAACTTGGAGTATCTAAGGTTGTAATTGTTGCCTGAGCCTTAGATTCCTCAAAGATAATAGTTTCACCTTCTCTAAACAGATTTCCGTTCTTATATAGGAAAGAAATCTTAGAGTTTTCTATCCTTTCTGCAACAATAGCGGTAGCACCACTGGATTGTCCAACAAACTTTTCTCCAATTATTAAATCTGTTGTCTGAGTTACTGCCCCTCCAGAAGCAGCAATGACCATTGTTGGGGCAGATGGGGTTGTGGATGAATCAATTGCCTCAAAAATTCCATAAACTTCAATTATATCTGAAACATTGAGAGAGACTTCTTCATCTTGAACTCTTGTTCCATATGGATAATTACCATATACCAATCCATCATCAAATGTAGTTGCTCCTATTCCAGATCCTTCATATTTTGACTTGTCTATTACGATAGAATTTACTCTATTCTTTCTCTTTACTTTTGCTTTTGGCTTAATTTTTTTAATAGTTGTGAGTAGAGTTGCACCAGAATCATTAGATCCCAGATTATAGATTTGTAGGGTGCTTGAAGCATTTGTGAATGAGAACTTATCTGAAGTTAATACCTCTGTGGTCCCATCCGATCTAATTAGAGAATATCTTTCTGCATCAAATGGTAGGAATGTTTGATTTGCGCCTGCGTCAATTGCTGTAGATAATCTATTTGATGAAATATTTACAGTGTATGATTTTCTAATCGTAATGGATGCATCTGTTAGATCTACATTAGATACATTATTTTTTGGAAGTCTTGTATATAATGTGTTATCTGTAGACGCCTCAAGAGAAGTATTGAGAACAGTAAAATCTACCACCGACAAGAAAGAAGATGGCAGTCTGTTATTGCATATTCCAGTAACAGTCGTAATACCAGAAACAGTGATGAAATTTGTCCCAACTCCAGCAACAGATGCATAAATTGGATCAACACTTGTTACATCACTATATCTTACAATATTGCCAACTTTAATATTTGTTGGGAAAGTTAAATTGGTACTCTTTACTGTGCTAATACCACCAGAAACTGGGCTGATTGATGCAATACCAACAATGAAGGAACTTGACTGAACAGTGTCTGCTGAGAATGTTGCTGCAGTGCCAACTTGACCAAATACCGATTTTACATCAGATAATCCGTATGAAGTAATTGCTGTTGCTACTCTGCCGTTAGAAATTCCATTGACAGTAAATGACTCATTGAGAATAAAGTCTCCTTTTTTCTCATAAACTGATATTAGATTTGAACTTGAAACTGAAGATTTGAGGAATGCTGTTGCTCCGCTGCTATTTCCTTTAATAATTGCAGGAACATTTAATGTAATGGGTTCATTTAGAGTAATTTCTGTAACTGTTTGCACATCATAAAGTGCAATGTTCCATTCATTAATGTTTGAATTTGAATTACTATAAGATCCAGACTCAAGTTTAAAGTCATATACTCTTGCAACACCAATTTCCTTTCCAGGTGCTGTAGTCTGTGAGGTTCCTGCTCTTGAATCTCTGAGACTCAAGACGTATGTATTTCCAATTCCAACAGTAGGAGATCCAAATACTCTATTTAATTTAAATGTTGGACCAGTATTATAATTGATTGCCTGATTTTCTAAGGTTGCAGTTGTTCTAGGTTTTGCAACATCTAAGAAAGTTGGTGATATTGTTTCAATATCATAACCTCTAATAAAAGCTCTACCTGGAGAAACTTGATATATTGCTAAGTCATCGGTTGGTGTGGATCCACCATAAGTAAATTGACCCTCATTAAATATGCCACGATTTCCTTGATTATCATTTAAAGACTCTTTGAGCGAAATATCAAAAGGATTTACATAGTAATCGCCAGATTCTGCGTAAGTTCTTCTTGCTAAGATGTCTGTCCAATCTTGATATGCAACACCACCAGCTGCGCCACCAGCAGATTTTTGCTGTGATCTAACAACTCCCTCTTTGATAGTTGCTAATTCAACAAATCCATTATCATTAAAATCTGTTAGACTCTTCTTATATAAAGAAACACTAATCTTTAATCTATCTGCTCCTGGTGCTGCATAATTATTAAATCCCTGAGAATTATCATTTAGAGTTTCATCAATATCTGAGTTAACAATTTCTTCGTTTACGTACAGACCAACTCTATAGTTTGGTTTGTTGCCATATTGATCAAGAATAATAATTTCATCATTTACTGCTATAAACTGACCTCTGATGAAATATACGCCATTTGAAATTGAAAAACTAGATCCAGTAGCACAAGCACCATTGGCAATAGTGTTTGCAAATGGTTGTCCAGCAGCAATAGTTGTATTGCCAAGAAGACCTGAAGAAATTGTGGCAGTTGTTATTAGTGTTTCACCATCAAGGAATTGTTGAGATGAATTATTCTGAGTGCTTGAACCAATGTAGTTTATGTATAGTGTAGTATTTCCTCTTTCAGAATCTCTTGAAAGAAGAACTTTTTCTACAACGGCAGTAACGCCAGAAGTTTGACCAGTGATTTTTGTTCCAACTATCTGGTCAACATATGCTTCAACAGGAACACCAAGATATGTGCTATTTAATTGAACGCAGTAATATAGTGCATTGTATCCAGTATTACCTGGGATTACCTTTGCACCTTCTTTAAAGAAAGCCTGTCCAAATTTCTCAATTTGATTCTGTAGAATTGACTGTAGAGTTGTTAATTCTCTAGATTGAATAGGATATCCAGGCTTGAATAGAACCTTATAATAGTCATTGTTTGCATCAAAATCATCAAAATATGGAGATACATTTAGATTTGTTTCCTGTGACATAATTCGTTAGAACTGCAAAATGACTTTAATATCCTCTTTTTGATTTGCAGACCTTGTTATTGAAGGTCTATTATCAATGTAAATAATTCTACCTGAATATTTTTTAACCTCAGGATTTGCCAAACCGTTATTAAAATATTGCCCAAGGTAGTAGGTTCTATTATTTATTACCGTAGAAATACCCGTGAAAGAAGTGCTGATTGATAGGTTCACAGATCCACCAGAAATAACTAAACTTCCTCCAGACAATGGTGAAGATGTAAATTCTGTAAGGTCAAAACTGTATGATGGAGTTGTCTGTGCTGTTCCAACAGTATTAAATCCAGCAAGAGTTCTATCCTGCCAATACTTTAAAACGCCTGTTGTTTGATCATAACTTACAACCTTGCCTGCAGCCACTACTCCAGTCGCTACTGTTTGTGTAATTATGCTGTCTGCAGTGAAAGATGCTGAACTATATCCAGCACCGACCAATCTCAAAGCATAAACTGCACTTGCTTTATCTGATGTTAGAACTTGAGTAGATCCAAATGACTTTGGATTTTCTACTATTCCTACTCTCGCTATTTGGTTTCCTGTAATAAAATCAGGATTCTCATTATCATTCTCTATTCGCGAATAAAGAAGGACATTATATGCGCCAAGTTCTCTGTAGATATCAGATCCATGTCCACCTTTGGGTGAAATAATTATATCAAATGATGGTCTTGTCAATCCAGTTGGAAATCCACCAGAAACTAAATCAACATTTCCGTAAGTATATCCAGACCCTTGATTTGATACTGTAATTGATTCTACTTGTTGGTCATTATTAACCACAATCGTGCATTCTGCACCAACTCCATCTCCTTTAATTGGAATTCTGTAGTAAGTTGTATTTGCAGTTCCTAATCCAACACCCCTATTTGTAACTGTAACAATTTTAATGGAACCATCAACCGCATTATCTCTTACGGACGCATTATCAGTTCCAGTTGCCCAATCTGCAGGAACGGGAATAAAATCTGTAGATTCAAATTTTCTAATATCACTTGGTTTTATGGTATAGAGATATTTCCAAATATAACCATCACCACTTGTTCCAGCAGCACGAGGTTCTAAATCTGTAAATGTTGGTTCATCTAACGATGGCCTTCCGCTTGGATTTTCTGGATCCGTTCCATTTTGTAAGCAAATATAAATCCTATAATCACTGTTTATAATATAAAAAGATGCAGAATATAAATTAGTTGCACCAGATACTTTTGCAATATTTGATCTACTATAATCATGGCGATACATATCGTAGATTGTTCCTGAGGTCCACTCTCTTTTTTGAACAACCTGTCTAACATCGCTTGAAGTGATTTTCTTCAAGGCAATCATAGTATCCCAATAATTATTTTCCTCATCAAAATTATCTTTTGGAGCTGGTGGATTAGAATCCCAATCACTTTGAATGCTTGTTGGATTGGGTAAACCAATGAAAGAATAATATGAATTACCAGAAGCCGATACTCCAGCAACAAAGTTTGTGGCATTTAATATTCTAATTTGATCAGTTATAATTGCTGCCATTTTACAGTGTTTTCTTTTTATTTATTAGTGAATCAAATACGATCTGGATAAATTCTAATCGTATTACCCATTCCAGTGTGATCTGGACACTGATAATAAAGTGTATTTGGTGCGTCAAGTGGAACCGTAAATTTGATAGTTGTCATTGTCTGCCCATTACCAACAACACCATTATTGTAAGCAGTACCACCATTTTGATCTCTAATTTCAAAAGGATGATCGCCATCATTATTTACGATATGGTATGTGCATCCTCTTGCAAAATAAAGAACGGGATCATTTGTTGAAATACTTAGTCCAATACCAACAAAGATAAAGCTATATCCATCACCAGTAATGGTCCATTTTCCACTGACAATATATGATGCATCTCCGTAATAAGTATTTGCTGTAACAATACCAACATTTAAAATTGCAGTGTTTGCTATACTAACCGCAGAATTTGCATTTGTAGTTCCTACTCCAATGTTGCCACTAAATGTAGCAGAAGTGGCAGTAATAGCACCTACAGTAATGCTTGGTGTTCCTGTAAGTCCTTGTGCTACTGTTGCAGTAGTTGCAGTTCCTGTTAAGTTTCCTACGAATCCACCACCAGAAGTAAGTGTATTTGTATCTGTTCTGTAAGTTAAATCAACGTCTGCCCTTAAAAATTGCCCAGTTGTTCTATTTTCAACAAATGTTGGATAATATATTGTAGTCAATCCGTTTGTATTTGTAATATCAATACTTTCTGTCGCTGTAGAAACACCTGCTCTTGTGGCATAAGTAGCAATTCCACTTAAAGTTGCATATCCAGATGTTGTAGACACTCCAGAAGTATTTGAATATCCTGATGTTGTAGATACTCCTGCAGTATTTGCATAAGTTGCTATACCTGCAGTATTGGCATATGTTGCAACTCCAGCATTGCCAGCATATGTTGCAACTCCAGCAATGCTAGTATAATTGGCATTAACACCAGTTAATCCAACACCAGACCCAACAAAAGATGCTGCTGTGACAACACCACTAATTCTTACGTCACCAAATACGTCAAGTTTTGATGTTGGAGAATTTCTGTTAAGACCAAGATTTCCATTTTCGGATAATCTAAATCCTTCTACCGAATTGGTAACAAAAATTAGAGGATTTGCTGATGTTACTCCAACTACACCCGCATATGCTGGAAATGTTGAAAAATCACTATTTCCCGATGAATCCTGCAATCCAAGAACGAACTTTGAAGGTGAATCATTCGTTAATCTTATTGTTGCAGGTCTTGTCTGAGTATTTGGAGAAACAACAATAGATGGTTCTGCAGTTCCAGGATTTGATCTAATATGCAATGGATACCCTGGAGATGCGGTACCCAATCCAAGAAATTCTGTTATGAACGCATTTCCCGTAACAGATAATTTTTGTGTTGGATTTGTTGTTCCTATACCAACATTTTTGATGGTATGGATTCCTACAGTTGTGGTTGACCAAGTTCCAGAAGCACCAACAACTGATGGATCAAGACCAACAGTAACTCTTCCAGTTGATCCAGTAACTGTGATACCAGATCCAGCAACAATAGAAGTTACAATTCCAGGTGCTAAATTAGTTCCATCACCAAGCAAAGTGTATAATTCGCCAAAATTGCTATTAATTTTTACAGCACCAGCTAATAAACTGTCACCAGTTCCATCATTGGGAATAGATCCAGTATTAATACCTAACTTTGCCATTTTTATATACTTTTTAAATATTTATTGAATGTAATCCGAATACTTCAGAGAAGAAGTTCTTTTCACTATTGCTGATGTTGATATTCCACCAACACCATTTTCACCGTAGAAATTGAAATAGTTATCTCCATTTCTGTATGAAAGTGATATTCTTCCCCAACTAAAGTTTCCAAAATAATTTGAGGATGTTATTATTCCACTATAGGATGTGGATCCTATTCCAGGAGAGGAATCAAACTTAATAATCCCAGAATCAAATGTAATGTATGTTGAATTAAATGAAATTGAAGAAATTCCAATAATTCTTGCAAATACTCTTCTAATGTAAGTAGTTCCAACGCCAACTACGTTAGTTCTGACAATTTCGGAACTATCAACTTGATATACGTTATCAACATACTGAGTTCCAATCCCAATATATGATCCATCTCTTCTTCCAGAAACAATGGATGTTGTTGCAATACCAACGTTAGAATTTTGGACAACAAAATAGTCATTGGGTGCCAAAGAACTAATTGTGACTGCTGTTCCTACAAGATTTGCTGATCTTAGATATGAATTCTGCGGAATATACATATCAAAAATCATATAATTTTGGGTCAGAACTGTCGTAAGACCAAATCCAACAATAACTCCCGAATCTCCAGCATATGTAGTCACATCATCAGTTTCAGAATCTGCTGAAGGTGGTTCAATTAAAACAACTGGTGGGGAAGATTGACTATATCCAGTTCCAGCACCAACAATTGAAATTGATGTTACAATTCCAGTTGTATTTGATATGAATGCAGTCGCAGTTGCTCTTTGAGTTGTCCCAAGTCCAACTGGATTTTGGATTGTTACTGCAGGGGCAGAATTATATCCAAGACCACCTGTTGAAATTACAACAGAAGAAACAGTTCCTGCTGTTGATACTATTGCGGTGGCATATGCACCAACCTTAGTATCCTGAGAATCTATAGTAACTTTATTTTGGAAGGTTAACGAAATGCTACTCTCATTTTGTTGGTTAAAGAATGGTCTTAAGTTATCAACGTAAACAGTCGTTGATCCAAGTCCAACTGGTTGAATTACATATGCATATGGATTAATAATAGGTTCGTAGAGAATACGATCTTTTGCAACTTCTTTTCCATCAATTATTTTATCTTCGGTTTGTCTACACCAAGTAACTGGTCTTAGTAATGTGTCATCATCTGTATTTCCTGGACCAAAATAAGGATTTGTGCTTACCAAGTCAGTTGAATTTACACTGGAAACAACTCTTGAATTTTCCTGAAGTATTGGTGATTGTCCAATAGAAGAATCATATCCAATAGTTAATTCATCACCAGTCTTAACAGTCTCAAGAATATTCCTTTCAATAACATCAATTACACCACTTCCCTTGTAGAATAATAGTTTAGATGTATCACCTTCTTTTGGTGCTTCCTTGAATGTTATAGTACTTCCTCCAGGGAAACTGTATGCCTTTCCTGGAACTTGAAGAATATCATTGATAAAGACAAGAAGAGTATCTTCCACATTAACATTTGATCCTTGAGAAGATCTAATCGTAACTATGTTATCCGATATTGTAATTGGGAAAACAACTCTTTCTCCATCAAATAAGTCATTGAGATTGTCTAAGACTTGAAGTTCACCTAAAGACCATCCAGTAAATTTATCCGCAAAGGTCTTTTGAACACTTATTTGGAATTCTTTAAATCCAGATGTTGTTGGAATGCCAGTTGCACCACCAACGGGAATCGTCAGTATATCGCTCTGACCATATCCATATCCATTATTTTTGATTTCAAAATCAACTACACTTGTTCCTGATCCAACAACTATGTCAATTTTTGCTTCAGTTCCCAGACCAGAATATCCTGAACTATAAATTACTGGAATGTCTGAATATGACAGTGGATCGTCAATTACAACTAAAGGTGGATTTGTTGCAGTATATCCAACACCAGGATTTGTTATGGCAATACTTACAACATGACCACCACTAACTACTGCAGTTCCAATAAAATGAATATTTGGAGTATAAACCGAAGAAGTAGCAACTCCAACCCTAACAACTTGAGATCCAGAACGATAACCAGATCCACTGTTGCCAATGCTGATAGATGCGATTGTTCCTGCAACTGAAACAATAGCAGTTCCTCCAGCAGAAACTAATGGTTGATATCCAAATCCTTCTGTTGAACCTACAGAAACTATTACCCCACCAACTGGTAGATTTGATGTATTTACATCAGAACGGAATGAAGTCGCAGTTCCAGTAAATCTTATTGAGCTTATTCCAGCAGTTTCTGCAAGAGTGTAATCATACGTTAATCCAGGACCTTGGAAGATATCATTTATAAGAATGACTGCATTCTCTGTTGAGAATCCTGTAACATTTGATGTGTTTGATTTTAAATCAAAACTTCTCTTACTTCCATCAAATTGAGTTGAAATATCATCAAAAATATAATTTCTTGAATATGTTTCAAATGATGCATTCGGGAATCCAGATCTTAAGAAAACTCTTCCCTGGAAACTTGATCCTGTAGAAATTCCTACCCAATCCCTATCATCTGGAGCATTAGTTGTACTACTAAATGGTAGATTTCCATATGGAGGTTCTACAAAATTAATAGTGTTATTGACAATATTATAATTTCCTGTTACCTTAGTGACAGAAGTGCCTGTAGAATATCCAGAAACATTTGTTCCAAGCCAAGGTCTTTGAACTTTCACTGCATTGGTGCTACCAACACCTACAGATTCAATCTTCATGATTTCGTTGCCAATTCTAATCAAGTCTCCACCAAAGAATGAAGATATTCCAGTGAAGTAGAGAATATCCTCAACAGTTGTCAAACTGACAGACAATGAACTTGTCAATGCAGTTGCAACAACAGGTGATTGTATAATATTATCAAGAGCAACAATTACTTTTGGATTTTGATTTGTTGATGTGAAAGTATGTGATGTTCCAATTCCAACCGTTGTCAAATCTATAATCTTTGGAACATTGAGAAGAGCATCTTCAGCATTTCTTGCAAGTTTAATATAATTTTCATTTACTTTGACTACAAAAATTGATGATGGTAGTTTATCAGTAATTCCAATTCCCGCAAAACTTGTTGTTCCAATACCAATCGCTTCTGATGAACCTGTTCCAGCATTGGTATATACAATTTCCTCACCAGTCACAAAGAAATGATTTGCAATTTGAATGGTGTTATCTGAAACATTTACGACGTTTGGATTATTTCCTTCAAAGTATCTTTGGAAAATTGGATATGTGTTATTAGTCAACTCAAAAGATCTTCTAATATCTCTATTTGTTCCATAATATACGCCATAATTTGATTCAATATTTGCATTGTCAATACTCAAAGTATCTTTTAGATCATCTTCGTATCTAAGAGCATTAAAGTAAACTTTAACGGATACATCTATATTTGGTAATGGAGTAAATGTTATTTGAGTAATTGATGGGCGAATACCACCAATAGTTCCTAATGTCGAATCCGTCTCAATAATTGCAAATTCTGAAATATAAACATCATTGCTATCATCATCAATCACAGTAATTTCTGAAAGTTGATGCCTATTATTTGTCAGGTCAGAAACCTGAACAATCATATATGCACCCTCATAATTGTCTGGATAATCTGCGATTACGACTGGTGATGGTGTTGCAGTTGATGCTATAGAAGTTGATCTTGCTCCCAAACGAGCATGTTTCAAATCAATAGTTCCAATTCCAGAAGAAGAATTGTCCGTGATTGCAATATAAATTGTGTTAGCAGTGACTCCTATTCCTGCATGAGGAATGAAGTCAACCTTTAATTGTGACCCTGCAAAGTATGGTCTATATGTTCCTAAACCAGAATCACTATTAACACTGAGAGTTGATGTGGTTAATTGTCCATATTCAATAAATTCAATTTCTGATCCGTCGTGGACAAGATTAAACTCATTGAATTGATAATTATTACCATCACCAATAATTTTAGTAATACCTTTAATGGAAGTATATGTATTCGGAATGCTGATAATTGTTCCAGATCCTGAAGGAATTGAAACATTACTTGTATCAATATCTACAATCCCTCCAAGGTTTATTCCCCCATTCGGGATAATTTCATCATGGATGTTGAAAACAAGAGAAGTTACATCATAATCATTTACCGAGAATTTTGTTGGATAGTATTGAACAATTCCTTCACTACCCTCAATAGTAAAATCAAACGATCCTAAATCATAATCAGATTCTACTCTTCCATATTGATTCAAGAATCCAAAAGTATTATTATGAACAAGAGATACGAGCATCAATTGTCTTCTTTGTTCATATCTCTTATCCCTAATAAACATTACATATTTTTGTGCTCTTGCATCCGAAAGAGGAAATCTATGAACTTCACTAAACTTACTTGATCTTGGATTACTGTTAAATAACCCACTAATATCATCAATTGATAGAACTCTATTTCCAACAGATTCAAAATAATCTGTCAGAACTCTATTTGCAAAAGTTACTTCGCTTGAAATAATATTTGATCCAATATTTAAAGAATTTTCAGAAACAAGGTCAAAATCATAAACACAATTCAAATCTACAACACTGATAATATCAGTAGAAACTTCAAATGAAGTTACATCTGTAGATAGTCCAACAATCATTGAACGAGAACCTCCAGAAGGTAATGAAGATTCTAATTGATAATCACCAAACTTCTTAAATCCTACTGAGTGATTTAACGAACTGACTACATCATCCCATGTCTCATAATCCACTTTTGATTTGATAGAGTATGAAAAATTCTGATAGTAATCATTATCAGAAATTCTTTGTAGATTATCGTTTAGGAAACCGATATAATTTTGCCACCCATTTTCAACAAAGGATGAGGAATTTGTTGTAAAGTATGAATTATATGAAGTTATTGTGGATGCTATTCCCTGAGACTTTGAAGTTAATCCTTCAATAATTTCTCCAGAAACAAAATCCTCGTTAGTTACTATCTTGAGATAATTTGTTTTTGAATCCCAACTTTCAACATAACCAATTCCAGAATTTGATCTTACAGTTTCTCCTTCAATGAAATTATTTTTTACTAAAATTGGATTGAATATTGGGAAATGTTTTTCTGGAATAATTCTTCCAGAAGAATTTGATGCATTGAAATTTCCTGGATATTCAGATTCTTCTAAAAATCCATCCAAACTAAAGGTGACAATTCCAATTCCACCTCTGTTTTCATTTACATACTTGATTGTAAAAAGTTGATAATCATAGTTTTCAGAATTGTATCCTTTTCCTTCAGAATTAACACCTACGCTAACGTTCTCAACTAATACTTTATCATTTACTGCAAATGGGAATGAATCTGCAGTGCTAAATCCAACAGCAAGAGTTACAGTAACATCTTTTGAGGTGCTATTAAAACTAATTGAAGAAATACCAACACCATTTGAATTGTGAATTGGCAGTATTCTTGGAGTTACATTACTAATTCCAAATGTATTCTTTAAAATTGTTACGTTGCCGTCTCCAAGAGTGTATTTCAGATCAACCTCTGGAACTAACTCATTTGTTTTTCCATCAAATACTAATAGAGATGGTGCTGTATTATATCCTCTTCCGAAAGATGTGATGCCAATACTCTCAAAGGATGCTAAGGATTCTATCTGGGCAATCTTTGGTAAAGATGCACTTGGTCTCATAGTATAATCTGAAGGAAAATCAAAGCCAATATCCTTAATTACTATTTTTTTGGTTACTCCAATTGTACTGCTATTTACTTCAAGAAGAGCTCCAGATCCAGACGCTGTAGTTACTGTAGAAATTCCAGGTAAAGAATAGTAATTCCTACCTCTATTGAATATCTTAATATCTGCAATAGGTCCAAAAGCAGTTTCTGAAGTTGTATAATAAGATATCTCAGATGTTGAGGATCCATAAGATACTGCCTCTGGATATTCTGCTAAATCATAAGTAAAGGAAGAATCTGTTGGCGTGCTTCTAATAGAAAATTCGCCATTGTAATAACTATTTTTTACCTGAATTTGATTATTTGAAATTGAATCTTCATCAACATAAATTTCTTCCTTATAAACTGGAATATTGCTTTCATATACAGGAACTAAATTGTAGTAAAGTTTTTCTGGGAAGTTTTCGTTGACGGTTAAAATAACTTTTGCATCTGAAGAAATTCCAACTCTACCACTTCTTTGAACTTCAAAAACTTTATTCTCATCAGTCTTATCAAATAATTCTTTAAACTTAGAATCCTTATAGAATCTCAATTCAAACGCAGAATATTGAGTTGCTTGGTTTTCATAAGATAACGTATTGCTTGATAGATCAAATGTTACAGTTGAATTTTTATATACTGTTATTGGAGGATTAACTGCAGATAAAGTTCCATTTGATGCACTTGTAATACCAATATAATTTGGAGTTACACTTAAAGAATCTGAATATGAGTTTGATAGTTTAATATTATCATTATCAATTGAAATTACATAATACGATTTATTATCGTTTAGACCTACTGCGGGGGCAGTTGCTGTATGAATTACTTTTTGCCCAGAAACAAATCCATGATTTGGGATATTGATTAATGAAGATAATGTATTAATACCAGATGAGATAAAGTTTTGAGGATTAACTAAAACTCTTCTATTATAATCACTGTATACTATAGTATGTGTTGTCTCAGATTTTGGATTTGCATTTATTGATACAAGATCACCAACTGACAAACCATGAGTTTGTGAAGTGCTTACTGTAACAGTGTTTTTTGTTACTTTAGTAATTAACTTTTCATAATTTGTTTTAAAACTATGGTATACGCCAGTTCCAATTCCCGTAAAGAATAGTGTTGATTGTGAAGATGTTGTGCTAGTAACGCCAACAAAGTTTCCAGTAGAACCAACTCCAACTTTAACTGTAGAGAGACCTATTAAATTATTATCAATTTTTGCAATAAAAAGAACAGATCCATTAGAAATTGACATGGAAGTTGAAATTCCATTCGTGGAAATTCCAATTGCACTACCACCGTTTGTGTAGTAATTTACTTGGTCGCCAGTCTCTAATCCATGATTTGGAATATAAATTGCTTTAGTTGGAATAAAAATTGAAGTAATGCCAGATGGAGTGTTTATTGACAGAGTTGATCCAATTCCTACACCAGATCTGGTTCCAACACCAACAGATTCCTGGGGATAAAAATAAAGTTCTTTGTTTACCTTATATGTGTATGTTGTATCAAAACCAACATTAATATTGATTTTTTTGGAAACCTCATACAAGGTCTCGGTGGCAGTATGGGAAATTCCAATAGAACCATCAACTCCTCTAAGAATTCTTAATCTGGAGTATGTTTTGTCTACATTTAATACCTTTACCTTTTCAATTCCAATTTGAAGGATATCATTTTCCTTTATTGTTGGATAATTTAGATTACCAAATACTGAAATATAAGTGACTATTCCAGTATAAGATGCTGATCCAATTCCAGATCTTAAAGATAATTTATTAGTGCTAATTCCAGCTTCGTAAATTCCCTCAATTTTTGATGAAGTAGTGCTTACTCCAGAAACTTTAATTATATCTAAGTTCTTTAAATTGTGATAATCTTGAGTTAACAGGGTGAATGTTCCCTTTTCCGTAATTGGGTATACTTCAACATTTGTCAAAGTTGTAGAAGCAACACTGATATTACTTACAGATTTGCCTCCAATTTTAGATACTTTTGCTTCAGCGGAGGAACCTTGTGTATTGGTATTATCAAATACCAAACTGTCATTTATCTTGTAGTTGCTTCCTCCAGTGCTTATACCAATACTTTCAACAAATCCAGGAGATGCAAACTTAATTCTTGCAGTTTGATCTAAAAGATTTGGTATAGATGTGTAATTGTATTGGGTGTTCTCATCAATCAAATTATATTGATTAGTATTTCTTAACCAAATTGTATTATTTAAATCTAAATCATCTTGATTTGAAATCTTCTTGAAGTTAAATTCATTTGGCTTTGATTTATACTCATTGCCAATTATGTAAGGAAATACTGGTCTCTTGTATCCAACAAATTTGCCAAAGGAATCTGAAGATGCGTTTAAAGTTACAAAATATGCATATGTTCCATTTGGAAATTCTGGAGTTACGCAAAATCTTCCATTTCTTACGTCAAGAACTTTATCATCATTTGTTTCATAGTGAGTAAAGTCTTCAACAAAAAATCCTTCAGGGAAAGTGCTGAGCGGAGGTCTATTTTCCTTTAAATCTACCTCATATCCAGACTTTAATTGGGTTACTGTTCCACCACTTTTTGTTGTGTATCCATAAGGTCCATAAATTGGATTTCCATCATATGCCCAACCAATGATAGGTGAGTGATCTGTGGATGATACTTCAACTCCATTAACCTTTCTTAGATCAGTTTTTCCATAGAGTATTTTCCCACCTTGATCCAAAGAATAAACAATCTGTCTTAGATTTCTTGGTGCATATAAATGCGAATATTGTAATCCATATTCGGAGTTTAATGATTCTGTTAAAATACCATCATCCGAAGTTAATAAATTATATAATTTTTGGAAAAGATTAATATTCCAAGACTGAATTGATGCATTGAATTTGGCACCAGATCCAGCAGTTTCAATAATTATTGCTGTATCTTGTGGACTATATCCAATACCACCTTGAATTATTTTTACTTCTGTTATTTGCCCATTCTGAATGATTGGAGTTAATACTGCACCAAATCCAGATCCCCGAATGATTAAATTTGGTGAAGAATTATAATTTTTTCCAGATGAATTGACCAATACTTGAACGATTTTTCCATTAGAAACTATAGGAGTTAATTGTGCTCCAGATCCACTATCAAGTGTAAATTGTGGTTGTCTATTGAAATTAATAACTTCGGAAGATCCATACCCAACTCCATTATTTGAAACATGTACAGAAGTTATTTCACCCCTGAAAATTGGTTGAACAACAGCAGAGAATGTTTCACCACTAATAGATGAGATTCCAATCTGACCAGATACTTCTACTTTTATTTCTGGATAATTGAAAATATGAGTTCCTACTCCAACGGAAGTGAACTTGATATGCTCCCCATTTATTTGGGAGGAAAGTCTAAATTCACTATCAGATACTTTAATTGCATAATAATCGGCATTATCCGTTAATCCACCAACTACAGAGCCAGTAGTTGTGTAATTTATAATTTCATTGTCAAGGAATCCATGATTTTCTATAATGATGGAGTCTTTAGAAGTGCTAATTCCAGAGATCTGACAAGTTCTTTTCTTATTTTCGTAATTTAATCCAGAATTTACGACGTTAATTGAACCAATAATAGACTTTTTCTGATATGACTCTAAATTATGATTTCCAACACCATATGATCCTAAGGTTATAGTATTGATACCTGCAATAGTATCTCCTTCGTTTTTGTGCAATGTAACCTTAAGTGGATCTACTACACGGACGTAATATGCAGAGTCTGTGGTTAAACCTGTAATATTTTTTTGTCCGTTGGTTCTGTAAATTACTTTTTCCGAATTTGTAAACTTGTGATAAGTTGAAAATCCTATAGTTGAATTTGATAGTGAAACAAGGGATGATGCTACCTCACTATTGAAAGATGGGGAATGTGTCACTAACGTCATGTTTACAGACGCTACTGCACCGACTCCATTACCACCACTAATTTTTACTATTGGAGTATCTGCATAACCAAAACCAGGATTTATGATCCTAATTTCGGAAAGAGATCCCTTTACTGAACAATATCCAGTAGCACCTACACCAACCAAATCTTCAATTATGATATTGGGTGGGTTTATAATATCGTAACCACTACCAGCAGATGTAACATCAATCTTGTCAATTCTCCCGTAATAAATTACATCTTTGGATTTGTAGTTAACAATTTCTACCCCGTTAATAAACATACCAGTATTACCTGGATCTGTTTTATATTTTGTGCTATCATTTGTTGGAGCAACAAATTCTCTGTATAGTTTTTGTGGTAAAAGAGTTTTTGATCTGAATTTATAATACTCAATTTTATTTGAATTTACTTGAGTCAGACTGTCTATAGAAACAAACTGCGAGTTATAAAGATCTGTCTTACTCCTTGCAAGTTTTACAATTGTGGAACTTACTCTCTTAACATAATAAACACCTTCAGCAAAAAGTGATGTTATTACAGTAGAGTTTACAACAGGTAGTTCTTCAATATATGTTACGCTCTCTATTTTTTCTGGTGTATAGTAAACCATGTCACCAGTGTAAAATCCATGATCGGAATTTGTGGTTATTTGGATTTCTTCACCAATAAAATTGCCAGAAAATACTACAGACCTTTCTTGGATAAGAAGAGGTTGGTTTACATATGATGGTATTGAATTTGATGCAACAAGAGTTCTTTGTGGTGACTTGTAAATATTATATACGTTCTGAACATTTGCATTCAGATTTGAAAGATTTGGAAAATTGGGAGAATCTACCTTTAAAAGTTTTCTCTTAACAGTATACAATTCTGTTAGAGATAAGTCTCCCTGCCCTCTTATTACAAATGTTTTTTCAGAGTTTACTGCAGTGATTGTAGAAGATCTTTCAACACCATAATTGTTCTTAATTAGGATTTGATCCCCAATCTTAAATGAATGGTTTGAAGTAAGATTTACACGATAAGTTTTATCTGAGTTATCTAATAATTCTATTGATTTAACTTCAAACTTTGGCGATATGTTAAGATACCAAGAATTTGATAGGGTATCTTTTGCATTATCTCCCAATGTTTTAATAATTACTGTATCATTTGATGAAATATACTTTGTTGTTGATTGAACGCTTATGTCATCAATAACAGAAGTTACTCTAAGTTTGACTATATCCCCAGCAAAAGTATTTGAATATGCATAGGTATCCAAATTGATTGTGGATTCATCATAGATAATTCCTTCAATACCAGAGCATCCTAAAAACTGAGTGATTGATTTTGATGAATATGTTACTACTCCTTCAGTTTCATCAGAATATGTAACTCTAAGACTTCCCGAACTTGGAAATCCAATCGTAGAATCAACATCTAAAGTAGAATTGGAACTATCAACATCTCCAATCAATCTTGTCTGTGGATGTACAGTAAATTTTCCATAGAGTGATTCATTGAATTTGACATCATTTGGATTCCCTGCATCCAAACTGAGTTTGTAGTATACTTTCCCATCTTTTGATAGGATTTTTTGAACATCTGCAATAGGAGAATATGCAGTCTCAATATCCCCATATTGATCTTGTACCAGAATAGAATCAACTATATCTTCTGGGTTGCCAGAGATTGCCTCAACTACTAAGTCTTGAGTAATTTTATAGTTTGCCTCAGATGGTTTAATTAAGAAGTCCTTTGGTCTTATGATCTGAACATCTTCACCATAAAGAGATCTGAAAAGAATGCTAAAAGATTCGTCAGTTCCTTTGCTACTATAAAAATCTTTTGCTTGCTTAATAAAGGTTGCTTGATTTAACTCTGAGGATAATTCTCTATTGTGAAATCCTGGAAGCAGTTGATACTTGGTCTTAAAGAGAAATTCTTTTAAGAATAAGTAACTTAAGTTAACAACACTTGTTCCTGCAGTGTGAGCAGCTGCTGCCGTTTCTTCAAAGGTAAGTTCTTCTGGAGAATTATTTTTCTTTAGTGATTTTACACCAGAAAATCCTCTTATACATCCAGTAAAAGAGTTGTATGTTTTTCCAGTATATGTAATAATCTCGTCATCAATTTGGATTAATCCATATGAATCTGGGAACCCATTTGTTCCTGTTGGGGAAAGTGAGAGATCCACGAAGATCTCATCGTCAAGTGTATTGATGTCTGAGAGTAGCGTAGAAGACCCTACAAGGTTAGTTGTCTCATCAACCTTGATATATTGGTCTATGTTCTGAATTAAGTCAACTGGAGCTCCTTTGAACTCCTGTGACAGATAGTATTGTGATAAAAATTCGGATACTAACGGAAATTCTTCCTTTACATAAGAAGGAAGTTGATTTTGTACTATCTGGTTAAACTGAACTCTTTTTTCTGCCATGTTATTATGATCTTACTAAATTCCCGTTAGTGTAGCTTGAGGTTACAATGTAATTTGATGCTGATGGATCTAATCCAGAGGAAATCTCATCGATAACCATTTCAAAATTACTCTTATTAATATCTAGCTGCAAATACAAATCCTGTAATCCAATCACATCATTTGATTGCGGTACCGCAGATATTTCTATAATAGTTTGACCATCTTTTAATTTTCCCGAAATGATATTGATTGGATTCAGTGTGATAATGCCAGTTTCATAATTTATTCTTCCAACACTTCTCCTCAAAATGGTTGGAGAGGTTGAAGCGGCATTTGGGACTGTGAATAAAAAGATAGATCCTGTCGTTGCGTTTGTATCTGGAATATCTGAAAGATAAACATCTTGAAGAATTCCACTTACTCTGAATGCCGTTGAACGAATATTGTATCCACTCATACTCTTAATGTGGAATTGGTTCCCAAAACCAATAGAATATTCGGCAAGAGAATTTACAGCAACTCTTAGGTCTCTTCTCATCTGCACTTTAGTGATGTTTGAAGTGACAGATTCGTGACTTTCATCAATAATCTTTAAGAATTTACTATATTTGAATCTTGCACCATACTTATTCAACTCACTTGATTCTGCATATCTATTTGTATTATCCTGAATAATACTTGAAACGTATGAAGAACTGGGTGCCAGGTTTGTGTTATAATAAATTTTTGAATCAACTTCAAGATAAAGGTATTTCAGGTCTACAAGTTCTGGAACAATTCCAGCAACTGCATACTTTTTCAACTTCATCTTAATATTTTGTTTTGTAAGATTTGGAAGAAAATCTCCAGATCTTGGTTTGATACTTATGAATACCTTTCCATACTGTGGAGGAACTAATTCTTCTCCACCAAATACTGAGATAGATTCTGTATCTGGATAAATTTTTTCTGGAATTAATGTTTCGTAGTCGTTTGATGTAAGTGCTCTGTTTTGTGATGCATAGATTCTTGGTGCATATTTTCTAACAGATTCTACACTTTCAATGTTTTCACCACCAGATGCAATAAGACCAGTAGTTAATAGCGATATTCCGCTGGTAACTTCATACTCAAGTCCATTCCTGGTATATGCTAATCTTCCAGAAAATGCAAATTGACTGACTCCGTTTGCACTATCACCATTAGTTACAATATATGATGCTTGAATATAATTTCCTTCATCCAACTTACTACCAAAAATGCCATCACCAAAGATAAGTTCATATCTTTCATCTTCAACTTCTTGTAAGAAGAAGACGTTTGAAGTGGGTTTTACCGAAAATAGACTATCATGAATGGTGTATTTTGTAGAAATAGTTGATTGCTCACTACCTCTTACAATCACTGACAGTAGATTTGTATCAATTCCAGCATTGCCGAGGATAAATTTTTGATTTGGGTTTCTTGAACTGAATGTAAATGAGTCAGTTAAAAGAATTCCCTCATAAATTTCAATATCTTGAAATGTTGCAGTATTATCAAATACTGGAACTGTAATGTCATCAAGTATTGAAAATACAAATGATTGAGTACCAAACGATCCTGAAGTTGCAGCAACTGGACCTCTCTTAAGAGTTATAGTTGCGGGAGTTGGTAGAATATTTGTTGTATCAATAAAGAACGAAACTGTTGCTCTTGCTGCCTTCTTTGACTTTGGAATGTATCCAATGTTTCTTGCAAGAGCAACAACATTTTCTCTTAAAGTTGCACTATCAATGAATGACTCATTTGCCACCATGTTGGCATTGTATGAGGTAATGTAAGTATTGTAAGCCAATACATCAATGATTGTTGAAAGGTTGGACCCTTCAAAATCATAGTCAGTGAAATTAGAATTAGATTTTAAGTAATCCCTTATACTTGCTTTAATCTGGTCAAAATCCAGATTAGTGAAATTTGATAGTGCCATTTATCGTGTTGACTGCAAGACAAATTCTAATTGTTGTGGAGCGATCTCTGCTCCTATAATATTGTAGATTAGTAACACATCATATGAATTGTTGTCATAATCTGGAGTTACCTCCAAAGTTACTATTGAGACTCTTGGTTCATAATTATTGATTGAATATTCAATTTCTTCTCTAATTGAAATCGCTGATAGTGGATCAATAATATCAAATAGAGACCTATTGATTCTTGATCCAAAGTTTCCGTTAAAAAATTTCTCTCCAGGAAGGGTAAACACGATATTGCGGATTGATCTTGCGATTGCATTCTCATTTTTGAGTGCAATCAGGTCACCATTCAGAGGATTGCTCTGAAATGACATACTAATATCCTTAAAACCGCTGTTTACCCTCTGTAAAGGCATTAAAGAAAACGCAAAGTTTATAATTATAACTTATTTATTAGCTTCATAGAGAGGTTCAGTACCATATTCCCAGTCATCGTAGTCCTCATCATTACGAATTTTTGCATGAATTTCGTTTTGATGATAAAAATCATGCTTTTTGGGTGTCAGATCGTCATTTGCGATCTCACGAAGCATTTTTTGCTTGTCAATTTTGCCTTCCCAACCGTATTCACTTGACAAATATTGAGTTCCCCACTCATTTTTCATAAAATTTTCGTCTTTATCAACTTGTTTGGTCATTTTTTTGCTCCTGATTTAAAAATCAGAACTTTTTACGGGGTTGCTATCCCGTTTATCGATAAAAAATCCCCTTCTCAAGTAATCTTTGTCATCGATGAACGTTAAATCTCCCATTTTTTGTGGTCTATCACCTTTCCATACAGGAACTGCGACAGTATTATCATATCTAAAGTCTGGATTCCTTCTAAAATGAACCTCTATAAGATTATTTCCAATAAATTCACAATTTATCCACTCGTAGTTGCCCTTTAAATCATTTAAAATGTTAGGAAACTCAATCTTACGATCTATTTTAACCCATCTTTTCCATTTATATAGTGGAGCATCATCATCTCTTTCACCTAATACAACTAATTCCGATTTCTTATTTTGAAAGTCAACACTAATATGCTCTCCTTTGAATAATTCGCACCAAAATTCTGCTGGATGAAAGTTCTCAGTATCTTTTTCAATCCACTCTATACGAGAAAATCGTCCCATACCAAGTAAATTAATACTTGGTCGGACGATATAATATCCTGGACATGGAACAGGCACCCCTGTAGGTCCACAGAGATGCCTTAGACGACTATTTAAGATTAGTTTGTTATAGACCCAAAGATCTTCTGAATTTATTGAATTCCATTCATCCTTTGGGTCTAAGTGATACATTACTTGCCTTGTCCGCGATACTTTTTCTTGCGACCATTACGAGAGGTTGCTGAGAGTAATGTGCGAGCAGAACGCCCCTGACGAGTCTTCTTCGGGGGTCCAGCTTGGAACAGAGTTTTACCAAGACCACCTTTTGCTTTCACTGCCATTTTTAAATTCCCTCCTTGGAATAATAATCAGTATAGGATTCTGTATCAATATCAGTTGGTTTAGGAGAACCTGTTTTGTAGTATTCTATTGCCAGGTCCTCCATTATATTGAAGTATTCTTCTTCAGTAAGAGATTTATAAATCTTTCTTCCCCTACAAAGGATATTATACTTCTTAGTCATGGGCATCAGATAATACGAGTTTTTTCGTGCCCAACACGTACACGCGGGTCACACCAGATCTCAAAACCTTGATCCTTGGCATCAAGACAGAATGAAACGTCTTCACCGCACATATCTTGAACTGCACCAGACTCAAAGACTTGCATCTTAGGAGCAAACCAAGGATACTCAAGATTCTCAAAAACACCCTTCTTAATCAGAACCCAACCAAATCCAGTGTAATCAACCGTAAAGGGCTTCTTACGCTTTGACATAGACTCAGTGGTTTCATGATTCATAACTCCACCATTGCTACGGAAGTCATCTTCTTCTAACCAGTGTGCGACAGAGGTTGTGACACCATCTTCAGTTGCATACCAACCAGCGACGATTTCACGCTCATCTCCTTCAGCAGGAAGAGCAAGATCACAGAGTTGCCAGAACTTTACAGTGTCAAAGACAATATCCGAGTCAATCCAAAGTTGATAATCATAAGGAAGTCTTCCGTCCCAGGGAATTTGCTTCGGACCCCTCAGAACATTTGCTCCAAGAACTTTACAACGTGCAAAGTTTACCATGGAGGAATAATCTTGAGAGATCTGAATGCTCATTCCATTCTGAACAAGATCAAAGCATAGTTGAACAAATGCTTTCAGAAATGTAAAAGAACATCCACGACCTGGAAGACAGAAAACAATTGACTTCCCTCTCATTCTTTCTTTAATTGCATCAAAGTCCCACTCTTCTTGTGAGACCTTTGGTGCTGCTGCTTTAACAGTAAATCCTTTTGTCATAAGTTGAATAAACCTTCAAGATCAATTTTATCAGTCTATTTAGAAATTGTCAATGTGAAGAGTGCAGCGAAATCATTCGGTTAACCGTGACTTCTTCGTATGTTAACTCTTCTTTTTTGACGGGCGAACCAAGTAACTCAATCATTCTGTGAATCATTTCCCACGTTTCCTCAAATTTCTCTTTGGGTAGGCTGTGATACAAGCACTTATTCTTTGCGTAAATGTGATATATTTTTTCCATATGGGGGCAAAAATTTTCTCAGAATTTTTTTTATAACTCGCATAAAAAAGAGTCCCATTATATATGAGACTCCTCTGAGGGACTTCATACCCCAGGAAAATTTTTTTGAGATTGATATATGTCGGGCGATCTGTCACCTCTGTAGGTTAGGGACTTATCGATTTTTATAAACGCAACGCCGCCGCGACGATATAAACGATCGGCATAAAACACTGCCGAATCACTGTCTCTCACCATCATAACATAGCTGCCTCCCAGAGTCAACTAGGAGGCAGCACAGTTGCTATCAGAAAGCGATGCTATTCAGTGTCGGTGCGTTATCATCAGACTCCGAAACATTATCAGCAGTGAGTGTATCCAGAATGGACAGAATCTCAGTGCCAGTGTTACCTTGAGCAAGCAGAGAAAGCATCACGGACTTGGACATAATGAAGAAGAAAAGTGTAAGAAACTGTGTGTTGTTTGAGTGAGCAGTTTTAGGACATACTCAGGTCCCGAGACTGATGCCTACTGTGTGACTAGGAGAGCATTGTCATAACGGAAGAACTTGCGAACCTCATTGTAATCTACTGTCTGACAGTTGTTGTTACCTTGTGCTCTCAATACTGCCTGACGACATTGTTCTGCAATCTCATCAAGAGTATAACGGGAAGAAGGAATGTAACGCACGAGAGTGTTATGTAGTGTGTGTTCAGTGAGTGTTACTTAAGGTCAGAGATCTTGCAGCATTTGGTTCATCTCAATCCGATTGATTTTCGGGTCGTTGAACTTCACACCGTCAGGAGTTTCTTTCAGTCCACACTCTTCAAAAAGGGTAAACATCAGAGCACTGTAACTGGAATACAGACGAGCAAGGTTATACAGACCCTCATCATTCTGAATCCACAGCGCAACATTCCAGGTCTCATAATTTGCCCAACCGTTATAGGTTTGGTCGGTGATGTTGGTCTGGTAAGTGGTGCTCATGGTTTGAAGTGTGGTGCTCATACTATAGGCACACTTTCGGCGTCCCCCCTTTTAGTTACTCACCAACGGTCGGGAGTACTTAAGTCCTCAACATACGCAGAAACTTTCTCTGCTGGTTGCAGATCAAAGAGTCTCTCCCAGTCTAAATTGTGAGGATCAAAATCACCTAAGACATCAAGTTCCAGGGTGATTCTATAACGCTGCTTCTGTGCTTGATGATACGCAACTGACATGAGTTTGCTCCGTTGGTGTTCATAGACTATCTTAAGATACCTGGGAAATATTGTCAACGTCCTGAGGGATATTTATCAGAGGTCCTTATATGTAATGAGACGACTGTGTGGATTTTATAATACTCGGGGGGTTGACATTTTTGCGAGTGTGTGATATTATGCACGCTAAGATCACAAGACCTGGGAGCATTTAAAGGGTATCAATCACAAGGTCTCAGCACATTTAAAAGCACATAAAAGCACCCACAGATACAACGTTTTCCACAGATTACCATACGTTTTCCACATTTATTGTGGAAAAGATAAAACGCTCATATACATTTAAAAACACATTTATAAACGTTTTTTATATCATTTTATCGTTATATTGTGTTTTTGAGCATAAAAAAAGACACCTTACATGGTGTCTCTATCTTATACTAACTCAGCAGGAGATCCACAAGAACGATAGAACTCTACCATGCGTTTTGCTTCATCTAGTGTATCAAATGACTGCGTTCTCCAGACTTGTTGATAAGGCGTAAAATAACGAATCACGAACATTTCAGTTATACCAGTGTGCTAATTGTGCGATTTCGTAGGCAACGTCTTTGAGATTATTCTTCGTCACTTTTGATAACAATTGCTCCACATCTTCATCAGGAACATAGAACAAATCACCGTTGATTTCACTTGCAAAAGCATTAGCGAGAGAGAGACACTTTTCTTGGAGTTCAGTCATCATTAGGATTCACTTCTTTTAGAACTTGAGTAAACAAATCAATTGCTGCTTGATTACACTTATCTTCCTTAAGTTTGAAAATGTAATACTCAAGTGCCTCTGTGATTGCTTGTTGTTTGAGTTGTTGATCAATCATAATTTAGTTCAGGCGCATACCAGAGAAGAAGGGAATAGGAGCACCTTGATAGTTAATGAACCACTGAAAGTTCTTTTGAAAGACATACTCATTCTCACAACCGTGTGCGCGAAGAATAGCATTCAGGCGAGACTTTGTGGTATTAGATTGATAACCACCATCAAAGATTTGCATCCAAGTATCGCCAATCTTAGCAATCAGATTGTTATGCAGATACACTTCAGAAACTCCATTCTGATTGATAACTTCAGTGTTATCCTTTTTCCAATCAATCTCATTCTGGATTGCTTGGTTCATTTGTGATTCAATCTTACGCATTTGTTTGTTTGGTGAAGTGTGCTTATACTACAGGGACACTTTGAACGTCCCCCCTTTGTATTACCAGGGAGTTGTGATACCGTTATCGTTGTTCAGGTTAGGATTAACACCTGCCAGAATAGACTTCAGATTGATCTCTTGCTCGCGCAGAAGAGCATAATCATAACCCTCAACTTCCGTCAGTTCTTTATGATAAGCGACGGCAGTAGAACGGCAATCAAACAAGCGGAGAGAATCAAAGGATTCGCCTTCATAATTCCAACCACCGATCACAGCGTAGACTTTCATTTGCGTTTCAGTGTTGCTCATACTATAGGGACACTTTGCACGTCCCCCCTTTCATTCAACAACCGATAGATGTTAGTAACTTGTCACACTCTTTGTATACTCCTGAGGATACACTCTTTGCCTTGGTGATAACAAGATTCCGATTCAGATTTGGATGCCGATAGATCAAATGTTTGCCAGATGTGCGATGCTCATAACAACCGCGCTTCAGCAATTCTCTCACGAAATCATTATACTTCATCATGATCAATCGCGGTCAGAAATGTTCCAAACAGTTGTGGGTTCTGGAGTAATCAATCCAGCGCGAACTTGCTTCCTATATTCTTCCTCAGCATGGAGTTGTTTCATATAGGATTGAAGTGCAAGTTGTACTGCAGGATCATTCTTTGCAGTGTCGTTGAGAATAAACATTTTTGATTCAGTAGTGTGCTTCGGACCAGTCAAGTTTGTCGCTATACTTTGCGATTGCATCATAACACTTTTTCTTCATACCTTCGTCATCATCTTTGATATAACCTTTCAGAAACTCAAAAGAATACTTCATCGGTTGTTCAGGTTGTGCATTGATACGCTTGATCTCATCTTGCACCTGTTGATAAGTGCGATTGTAACTAAACATCTCGCGATCTTCAATGCTCATCGGGTGAAACTTTCGCATGGTAGTTGTGCTCATACTATAGGGACATTTTGAACGTCCCCCCTTTGTATCAGAGACCGTTGATATAATCAGCAAGTGCAGAATCGTACTCTTCTTTGGTATTGAAGATGCGACCATGAATGTTACGCGGATAGGTTACATTCTGTCGTCCAGCATCAGCAACCATACGGCAGTCAGATTCATCATAACCCATTTCAATCAGGTTTTGGACGTAAGGATTGTAGTTTGTCATTTTGTGTTAATCAGTTGGAAACTTTCAGCATGTCATTGAGTTTATTGAACAGCGGTTCAATATCAAACCCCCAGATCTCTTTTACCTCATCCCAATCATCATGAAAGTCAATCAAAGTGAGAAGGTTTTGAATATCATCAGGAGTGAGAGTTTGCATCGTTTCAGTGTTGCTCATACTACTGAGACACTTTGCACGTCCCCCCTTTGCATCACTCTGCATTTGTTACATTTTCCATCAGCATGTCTTTGACTTCTTCATCATACAATTCTACAATCTCAGAGATAAGTTCTTTCTCACTGTATTTGTTAAACTCAGCAACAAGACTCTCATATGCAAACTGCACTAGAGTATCCATATCCATGCCATCAATCACATAGTTGGCATAGTTGTCAATCAGTTGAGCAAGTTCAGGTTGAGAAAGTGTCATTTTGCGTTGCAGTAGTTAGTGTCAATTTGGCAGAAGCGATCTGCCTGCTGTTCTTGATACTCATTCACAGTAGCAATAGCACTAGAACCGAATGAAATACCAAAGAAAAGTGTAGCGAATACAAGTGCAATTCTCATTTCAGACTGCACCTGCCATAGGATTAACATTGCGAACTTCAGTATTGAAACCAGTCACTTCCCAACCCATACCAATACGCTCATCCATTTCACGCTCAAACTCACGTTTGGTGATACATTTGTAACTCATCGTATCAACACCGCGAAACTTGAGCACCTTAAACATATATTGGGTGCTGTCTTTCACAGGGAAGTAATCAACAGTCAGGGAAGGTTTGCCGTCAATTTGAGAGATTGCAGAGAGTTGCATTTGAGGAAGTGCTTATACTACAGGGACACTTTGAACGTCCCCCCTTACCAACTCTTAGGAAGAGTGAAGTTCAGGCGAGAGAATTGATCGCGATCTACAATCTTGAAAGTGCCAAACTCGTTGTTCATTACATAACCTTCGTGATCGCTAAACTTTCCATCAATCTCGCAACGAATATCGGTGTCGCTCTCAATGAAGCAGAACAAATCCATCTTGATAGATTGAACCAACTTCCACAAACGAATGAGGTTCACATCACACTCACATTCACATGCAATGTCATACTCACCAACCTCATCAATTTCAATACCTTCGCGAATGAAACGATTGATAACTTTGGTGATCTCTTTTGCTTGCTTAGGAGTAACAAACTCTACGAGAGTTGCCATCTGTTTGGCAAACTTACAGACATCCTCAATATCTTCACGAAATGGGCAGATTTCTGCTTCTGGTTGTACCCACTTCACATCCAAAGTATCAACAAAACGTTGCTCACAGGGATATGCAACTGCATTGCGAAGATCATCATCACAATCATACTGAGTATGAGGTGCAATGATTACACTTTGATCAATTACTTCATCAAACTTGTAAGTGATCGTATTGGGGCAATAAGTATCACTACCGCCAAACCCAATAAAATCACCTTGGTAGATAAAATGGGTGCGAGGAAGAGAATCAAAGCAAGCATGAAGAATATCTGCAACTTTACCTTGATGGTTCGCATCAATTTCTTCATGAGAATGATTGATCTTGATTTTAACTTTGTTGAACACAGATTTGGTGCCTACAAAGAACTTCCCATTGGCAGGATTGCAACCCCACACAATAGCAGGAGCACCATCAATCTTGACACTGACAGTAGAATCTGCAGTGAACCAATCAAGAATGGTAAGATCACCAGTCAGGATGGAATCTTCGGGATGTTCAATATGTTTGTTCTGCATTTGCTTTGTGCTCATACTACAGGGACAGTTTAGGCGTCCCCCCTTTCATTCATCATCACCACGTTCCACGTTGAACGTGAATCTTGCGGATCTCCGTATAAAGAAACTGACGAAGTTTAGTGTCTGTGGTGTTATCAAAAGCATAATAAAGGCGATTCAAATACTCATCTTGTGTTGCACCTATGCTACCATCACCACCAAGTTCATTGAGTGAAGAACCTACCTTAGATTTAGGTCTCCCAAAGTTACCTGTTACATTACCAGATGTTCTCAGTTTAGGACGAATCTTTGAGAGATTAGAATAGTTCATCACACAAACAATTTAGAACAGTTACAGTCAAACTTCAACCAGTTTTTGAAGACGATTGCGAATGTCAAAGAGTTCCATTTCATCCATATCTGCACGATCTAAATCTACAGGAGCAAACTCCTCAAGATTTACATTGCCGTTCGCATAGATGGGAGCATAATACAACTCATCTCCATCCTCTTGCGACAGAGTATAAACGCAACCGTGATCAGGATAGGTGAGAAGAATCATCAGAGTTTCAAGAGCAGGTGTATACTATGGGGACAGTTTCAGCGTCCCCCCTTTAGTCAACTGGAAGTTTTGCTACAGATTTACCCTTTTTGTGGGCATCAATAAACTTCCTTGCTGATGATTCAGTCCTACACACTTTGAGTTGCTGTCCATTGTGAATGATCATCAGTTGTTTACCAAATGGTACAGCAGCATAGTCACCCTTACCTACAATGAATCCTTCCATAGAACTATACTTTCCAATAAATCGGTGATTTGGTTGCAGCGGATGACCTATGGCACCCCTGCAGTGAAATTACAAAAAAATGGGGTTTTCACCCCAGTGGTGGACAGGGTTCTCAGTGAGACTCACCTGCGAACCACGCTGGTTGCCGCTTCCCCCTTCTCAAAGATAACATCAACAACTGCCTGCACACTGCGAGCGGTAGCAATACCTACGCTGCTGTAGACTGGAATACACACAAGACCGAACGATTTGCTATACTGACTGAGGTTGCCAGGTTGAATAGCACCAGAGCGCAACTTAGCAGCATCATCGTGATGCAGACGAATCACCCGTCCGATAGTCTGAGAGATGCCAATGTAGTCCATGTTACGCATAAACAAGACTGCCTCAAGTCCAGACACATTGATACCCTCACTCAGAATGCTGTGATGTAGAACAACGAACTTCTTGGAGTTATCCTTGCCCCATGCAGATAGCGTGTCAAAGAATACTTCGCGGTTCACTTTCTTGCCGTCAATGACTGCTCCAGTCTTGGCAGTGATATACATCCAAGAGTAACCACGATCCTCTAATTGAGTGATGAAGTCAGTTTCTGACACCAGCGACACGATTTGCTTGGTTGCCTTAGCACAAATCAGAATCTTGCTGACGCTGTTCTCATCAATCGTTTCCAGCAGATTCTCTGCATCGCGGTCAAAGTTGGTCTGCTTGCCCTTCACCATCGGCAGTTGCTTGACGATCACTTTAGGGGGAACAATATACCCACCAGCAATCAACTCAGGAGCAGGAACTTTGCAGATTACCTGACCATAAACAGAAGCATCATTCATGCCAGGTTTACCCATAGCAAGAGAATGTTTGGGAGTTGCAGTGAAGAAGTAGCAGCGTCGTGCATTAGCAGCAAAGTGCTCAGTTGCAGGAAAAAAGTGACGCTGAACGCTGTTATGTGCCTCGTCAAAGTAGATCGTATCCACATCAATCTCTGCCACTTGAAGGCGAGAAAGAGAGTGATAGGTTGTTACAATCAACTTGTGACGCGACTGATTACTCTCCACCCACTGACGAATAGCAAGAGGGCGAGTAGAGGATTCGTGATGAGTTTCGCCACTGTGAATGTGAAACACTGCAGCATTGGTGATAAACTCAAGGAACTCAGAAGAGAGTTGCTCAGCAAGCAGAATGCGAGGAGCAACAACTACAATAGTCTGTGGAGTTTCAGACTGCAACTGACGCAGAGAATCATAGATCATCTTCAGCGTCTTGCCGCCACCAGTAGGAACAATCACCTGACCTTTGTTATGCTTGAGCATAGCAGCAACGCCACGTTCTTGATGCGGACGGAGTTGGATTTGCATTTGGTTCATCATCATACTACAGGGACAATTTAAGCGTCCCCCCTTTCAGTTAGTCTGCCTTTTCTTTCAGTCGTTGAAGATCTTTGAGAATGAACTTCATCGTAGACTCTGAGAATCCCACCGCATAGGGATAAGACTTCTCAGCATCTTCTTCCTTACTGTCAACATTATAGCACACGTTGACAGCACACTGCAAACCTTCAATTAAGGTCTCAATGGTGCTAACAGGCACAGTCACAGTTTTCATAGCGTTAGAGGCGATTGTAGTGGGGTCTCAGACAGTATCACCAGAACTTTACGTTCACACCGATTATCCTCGCTTTAGGATTTCGTGCTTGTGCAGTTTCTCGTGCATCCTTTTGATTGACAGCATGTACTTCCTCTGTGAAGACTTTGCCACCAACGTAGAGTTTAACTTCGTATTTCATTTGATGTTCAGGTGAGGTTGATTGTAAATCATGTGATCAAGAATCATACCGATCTTTTGTCGGTAAGTTTCATCGTAGTTCTTGCTGCACTCTTCATACGCTTCATAGAGTTTCGTATAAAGAGTGTCCCAATGTTGCTTGGAGATAGTGTTAGTCATTTTGCGTAGAGATAACCACCAGACCAGTCAGCATTTTCAAACAACCATTCACGATCTTTGACCAATCGCAGATCGTAGCGAACACCTTTGGCAGGTGCTTTCCAACTGGCAGACTTATAAACTTGACCAGTTTTCTTATCAATGAAGCAGTGAACAGAGCGTGATCCGCCACCATCAACAAAGATAACTTTGTGATACTTACGTCCAGACTCTACAATAAAATCAACAGGAGAAATAGATTGCTTCAGTTTCTCAATCTGCTGTTTGTGGTAGTCATGAGTATCAGCATCGGCAACAAACTTTTGATGCCCACGAATAGCATACTGAATGTAATTGTGACGCAGTGCTTCACAAAGAGCGAAGGTGTGAGAAAGAACAGCAAGAGTAATGTTTTGCTTTGCCTCTTGCTGTGCAGCGTAATCAGCGAAGGTAGTAGTCATAATCAGTTTGCAGGTTCAGTAATCCAAATTGCACGATCAGTTCCCATAGTAAACTGATTGTCCCAGATGAAATGAGTTGCCTGTTGATTGCTCATCTGAAACTCACTCATCAGAAAGTTGAGTGCCTCTTTGAAAGTTAGGAAGCGGTGCGTTTGTCTCATACTACTAGGACACTTTGGGCGTCCCCCCTTTATGACATCGCACTCATGAGAGGATTACTAATACGATCATGAGCAATCTTGTAGTATTCAGAATCACTCTCAATTCCAATGAAGTTTCTATCGGTATTCACACATGCAACACCAGTTGTTCCTGATCCCATAGTATTATCAAGAATAGTATC